CCGCCTGAAGAAGGACAGCAGTCAGACCACTCGAGCCTTGAAGAGTCGCCCCTACCTGTAGGTTGGCCAAGACACCGGCACTGAGTTTAACATACTCATAGTTGGTATCGATCGTAACACCGCCTGGAATGACCACAGTACCTTCGAGGAAGATATTCTGACCAAACCGTGCCATCTGATTTTGAAGGATCGTTTGAAGTTGTGTAAGTTCGCGAGCCTGTACAGCACGACCTGGACGGAACAAGAGCTTGTGAAAGCCCTTGTCGTCGTTAAAGTCGTCATAGTAAGGTGCGAGACTGAGATCGATAGCCATTGATTATTCTTTCACTTAGAATTGTACGACGAGTTTGATGTCTTCTGTTTGGTCAGCAGCACGGGAAACCGCAACACGGTTTTCGAGGTACAACATACGACCTGAGAAGTTATCAATGTCACGGACACCGATGTGGCCACCAGTGTCAATAGTACCACTCGAACCACCTGGTCCAGACAGCGCTTCACCGTCCGAGAACGCATCGAAGCCAGTCGTTTCGTCTTGAACATAGTAGACCCGCGTATTAGCTGAATCGTAATACAAGACATACGCTTGAGCAGTTGATGTTCCACCCGTAATGAGGTCATCAGGAATCCACGTTCCACCGGTAACGGTTACGAACGGCATTGCAGTACCTGTATCAGATGCGTACTTCAACTGAGTACCTGACGTATCCAGTGGGTTTTTGATAAGAGCCAACTGACGATAGTCGTTATTGATAACGAAGTCACCGCCTTGGTCAATACCATCAGCAACCTGAAGGATGACGTTGAACATAAGATAATGTGCCTGAAGATCAACGACTGGGTCATAACCAAACCCGCCCTTGACTGCAGAGAACTGAGGAGTCAGGACAGCGGTTGTACCTGCAGTCGACTGATCCACAGTAACACTTAAGTTAGTGTAACCATATCCACCGTCGCTGACGCTGACAGAGCTAACTGTACCAGATCCATCAGTTGACGCACTCGCAGCAGCTTCAAAACCATCACCCACAATGGTCAAAGCTAGAGTTGAACTGGCAGGATAGCTGGATCCAGCATTCGTAACAGCAACGCCGGTCAGTTCACGTCCAAGAGAGACTGGTGACAAGACAGGTGTAATAGAAGCTTCGGTTGAAGCAGAACCACCGGTCAGTACTGCTCGGGCATATGTGTAGCCAGAACCGACAGCGGTAACCGTGATACCGGTCAAAACTCCACCGGCGATTACTGCAGTAGCAGTCGCACCAGAACCATCACCTTCGATAGTAACAGTCGGAGCAGAACCGTAACCAGTACCACCTTCAACAATGTTGTAGTCCCAGATTTGACCAGCGGTTGCTGCTGCAGCAACACTCGAGTCACGAAGGACTGGCATAAAGTCAGAAGTCAGGAACTTATCACCTTGAGCACCCGTAATGGTATAAAGGTATTTCCACACGTAACCATCAGCACCTTCAGACGGGTTGCCTGTTGATGTACCTGTAGGTTCAACTGTAGACGCACCCGAACCGGCACGAAGGCAGATATACACATTAAAGGTCGACTGGTTCAATACATAGAACTGCTTAGTCGCCAGCGTTGGGTCGTTATTGTCCCAAGCAACATATGTGTTACCGCTTGTCCAGTTGTACCGAGCAACACAAGGAATGATGTCCGCAACCTTCTTCATCGACTGGAAGTTAAGGCGTGCGTTCATCTCATCCTGTGGATCGATGTTTGGAGCTGGTGGGTTTGTGTCGTTATCCCAAGCAGAAGCTCGGCCGACGGCGAGAAATATATCGTCAATACCAGAATCAATATCGCGCTTAGCGTATTGCAGGTTCTGGATCCTGAACTGATTGGTTATAATAGCTGTCATAATCTTTTCCGTGGGTGTGAATAGTTATTCTTATTTATACGCTTTCTTATACGGCCTCGACAATAATTCTAGCCGGTCTATGTAATGTTGTGTAACGCGATTCCGCACCAACAGGATCAAAGTCACTGATTGGCGTCTCATGGAAGTCATACACACGATATGTGGACAGTTGTAAGTTATTATTGATCTCAGCAAATGTGAAGTCATCGACCTGTCCGACACGTCCAAGGATCTTAAAGGCCTTCGTAATGATTTGTGGTGATACACCCATCGCATGAGCAGCAGCACCGAGAATAAGGATCTCAGCATCAAGTGTCTGGAAGCCAGGCTGAATCGTAGGTGAGTTAGTGGCGATGTTGTTGAAGTTACCAATGACACCTGACAACTCGACTTCACCGAATACCTTAAAGCCAGCAGCGTGAGCAGCCCGGTAGAATGTGTCACCCCAATCATCGATCGACTGTCCTGACCGTATCAGATACGAGAACGCTTGATAATAGAAGTCATCTTGTATAACTGCACGTGGCTCATCAATAAGACTTTTGACTGTGGTGTAACGAACTTGACTCTCGTCCCAGTCACCACCATCCACGATCAGCATATTCTCACGTGGATATACAACCTCAACATTCGTGTTAAGGAAAATCCTAAAGTACATCTCGACCGCAGCCCGTGTACCTTTTGCCTTGTACCAATATTCAAAGAGGCGAACCGCCGCCGTCTCATCGATACTAGAAAGGTCTGGTAGGGCAGCACCGTATTCCTTTGACGACAGTATTTGTGCGTATGCCTCTTCGGTGACATCAATGTTACGGATGTCCTTTAGTTTCTGAAGTAGATCACCGAAGCCAGCAGTGTCTTCAATATATTCGAAGTACTTCTCAAGGAACTCTACCAGTTGAGGGTATTCCTGTTGATAATAAGAAGGCGTAACAGCCGCAACTGGTGAGTGTACCAACTTACGGCTACCAGGCTTCTGGTCTCGAATTATATTGTCACGCTTATCAGCCATCTTTTTCTGCAGTCACTCGTGTTTTAGTTGTGTCTAAACGTAGTAGTATATTACGTATTGGATTAATCTTATTCTGGGACGCAGGTAATATTGAAATACGAATACCAATGTCAGAATCTTGTACTTGACTTGGTGCAAATGGTGTCAGACTAATAACGTTCCGTGTGTAATCGATAATACCAGCATCATCAACCACAATAATAGACTCACCCGCAGCTGATCTACGGTAGATCTCAAGTTGCTTCGTGCCGGTCTTGTTACGAAGGAAACACGTATACGCAACACCTTCGACGCTGTAAATAAAAGGATCAGAGTCGACGATATACGTTGCACTCGATGGCTCAGCAAACTTATTAGTGAACTCAACATCGTAACGTGTATTAACGCCGAGCTGCGCAGCAGTCGGCTTAACGCGACCCTGAAGACGTACAACCACATCCGAAGAAAGAATAGAATCATTTGACGCGTCAATCGTAGACGTCAGAACTGAACGGCGGAATGGCGATTGGAAACCAAGTAGGTTTTCTTCACCGTATGTCTCAATGACCCCAGCCACGTTTGACTCAAGAGTCTGTTCGGTCAGAGGCGTCTTCGCGTCGTCATAAACAAAGTTCGATGTGACTTCAAGGTACTGAATGATGGGATCTATGAGTACCGGAGTAACTGATAAAATGACACGATCGTTCAAGGTATTAGTTAGTAGTTGAGACTTCTGAGCGTCAGTCATTGCATCGACGCCAAAAGGCTTGACCGAGATAAACACTTTACCGAACTCAGGCGGATCTGCTTTTTCACCACCATAGACGTTTAACGATTCGACATACGTAACAGCGTTTTTGATTAATGCAGTGAAGTCAGACTCAGTGACAGCTCGGTCTTGAGATGCATAGCTCATAGGAGCATTAAAGCGAATAGACTCAAGTGTTTCCTTTTCGGCACCGCCTGTCGCAACCTGTACAATCGATGGAGTCAACGTAAGGCCTGCAATAGTATCAGATGTCGAGAACGTAGCAGCACCGTTAGGCGTAGCAGCATTCGACTGAAGATACTTGACCTCAATAACCGAACCTTCACCTGGAGCCTTACCGATAAGACCATCACCAAATGTCAGTTCGTAATAACCATTTGCTGCTTCAGAGATAAAGTAAACATTCTGATCAGAAGCAAAGTCTTCAACACGTGAAGCCCGACGGTAACGAGTAATAGACTCAGAACCCAGACCATCTCTCACTTGAACATCAAGTGATCCGACGTACATCTTGTCATCAGGTATTACGTAGATCGGGTTGGCCGAGGTATCAGCATCAACAATAAAACGTTTTGTGAGCAGCCGGCCTTCGTACACGTTGACGTTACTAAAGATAAACCCAGCAGCTTGATTAGTATCATACTCGTCAAGGGTATAAAACGTATAAGCAACGTTATCGATGGTCGATGAGAACAATGAGTATTTTGGTAGGTTGTAAGTAATCAGAGGATCCGCGCCAGCAATGGCCACATTGAGGACAGCGGTTGATGAGTTACGAGAACCTGGAAGATAGTTAAGTGACTTGGCATGTGACACAACCGAACCACGAAGTTGCGCTGAGTCAAGGAACGCTTCGTTCAACGCAAAGTTAGCAGTTAGCGCTTTCATGTGGGTGTCATAAGCAAGGACGTCGACAACCGCAGACAGACCAGAACCTTCAAAGTTATAGTCATTGAACTCACCTGAGTCCTTATAATATTGCTTTAGCGCAGCCTTAATCTGTTCAAAGTCAAGCTGGCTTGGATTGATACGTGTGGCCATTTATCGTAGTCTCTCTAAGCTTATGTTGATCGTGTCAACTTGTTGGGTTTCTTTTACCCGAAATACTATATTCACTGCAATTGTATTTGCAGTACCGGTTGCTATATTTATACTAGTTACCTGCGCACGAGGTTCATGGCGAGCAATAGCTTTAGCCAATGCTGTCTTGGCTTCGTTGATTGTGAATGCCGTTATGTTTTCAAAAAGAAGGGCTCGCACATTACCACCAAGGAACGGCTGAAATGGTCGTTCATGAAAGTTAGTAAGGACAATATTCTTTACTGATTGCTTAACAGCTGCAGCGTCTTTTACTTTATAGATGTCACCTGTATTTGGATTGGCTTCAAACAGCATGTTGATATCAGAATAGTCACGGTTCCGAGTGGTAAAGATAGAACCAGTATTTAGATTTGCGTCATCGTTTGCGTACTTACGTGCCATCAGTATTCCTCCAGCTTATCGCTCTGTTTCACGTGATTGAACTCAGTGAAAGTTGTTTTACTATTTGAGCCAGTACGTACCGATATGAGAAGTGTTGGCTCATTAACTTCGTCAGGATCATAGTCGATATAACTCAACCCGACCTTCTCAAAGATGAGATTGTTCATACACCATTGGGCAACATCAAAGTAGATTGAGTTGTCACTCTCTGGGAACTGGATACCACAACCAAGGCCGATCATACGGTCGTAGGCGAAGCTGTCCTCATCGTATTTTTCATTTTCGTACTTAACGTACAGACCTTCAGAGATAGTGAAGATGTCACCGAACTCTTTCCGTATTTTCTCAAGTGCGGTATACGCCAGGATCTGCATGTTGTTTGCGATCTCGACATCAGTCATACCAACCTGACCAGCCAGTTGTGCCGCCTCTGAGTCACCACCTAACATATGAGATACGTAGTAAGACGAACTCAGACGTTTCGATGGGTCTGGCGTCTCGGTGATTTTGACGTATGGTGGAACGATAACATTATTAACATCACCAACAACACGTTGGAAGTTCTTTGAGTTCTTCGTATTCGGTAGACC